TCTCCTATAGCTGATATAGCAGGGGCTGCTAAATTAGCGGCATAAGCTAAAGGTATTAAAGCGGCCCCTAAACCAGCTATTAAAACTAAACCTAAACCTATAGCTGCGGCTTGGGGTCCCCTTAACATTTCACCTAAAGTTGATAATCCTTTACCTATAGCTTCTAACCCCTTTTGTAAAGGTTCAGCTTTTAAAAGTTGTATAGCAAATAAAACTGGGAGAGATGGGAGGAGAAGAATTAGCCCGGCAGCGGCTATAGGAAGTACTAAAGCTCCTCCTAAAACTTTAGGATCAGCAAAACTCTTTATCCCCTCAGCTATAGCTCCCATAGTTTCCTTAATAAGATCAGGTTTTATCCCAGCTAACTCTTTAGCCTTTTCACCAGCTTCAGCCGCAGATTGAGCTCCTTCAGCTACACCCCCTGCGGTTTCTATAATACCACCTCCACCTCCTCCAGTGGCTCCTTTAAACCCCGCTTTAACTTTACTCATAATGCCTCCTTCAGCCCCAGAAGCTGATTTGGCAAAATCTAAAATACCTTTACCTAAATCTTTAACAGTACTAAAAGTTTCTTTTACAGTTTCAGTTACACCCTTAAAACTTTTACCTAAAAGAATAGCTGCGGCGGCGGCTGCTATAATTTGAGGAGCAAAAGGTAAACTAACAATAGCTGCTATAGCATCTAAAATAGGAGCAAAAGCCATACCTATTTGACCTAAAACACTTTGTATTTTAGTTAAGACTTCTTGAAAAGATTCTGAAGCTGAAGTGGCTTTTAAAGATTCATATGTAGCTTCACCATACTTATTTTTAAACTCTTCAGCGGCCATATTATTTAGGTCCTGCTGTAAAGCTACTTTAGCTAACTGATCTCGGCTCATACCCAAAGCTTTAGCAGCCGCTTCTTGTTGTATTCTATTTCCTGAAGCAAAAGCTGCTTTTATCTCTTCATTTTTATTTAATTCTTCACTTAAGCCTTTTAAATCATTATTTAAAGCTAAAAGTCTAGCTTTTTCTAAATTTATATCTTGTCCTAATAATAATTCTGCTTCTAATTCACTAGAAATTGAAGATTCAAAATCTAATAAACTATTAGCTATATTATCTACTTCACTAAGGGAAAGACCCAATTGTCGAGCAGCTGTAGCTGCTTCAGCTATAGCTTTAGGATTTTTACCTAAAGAAACCTGAATGGCTTCAGAAGCGTTAGCTACATCTCCTAAAACAGCTTTCACATTTATAGCTGTTTTATTTTGTTGGTTCATAGCTCCTACAGCCGCTACAGTATTATCTAATACCTCTTCAGTATTTTTACCTTGTAATCTAGATAAAACAGTTAATTGGGCTGATTCTTTAGCTGAAAGTCCTAACTTTTGTTCAAGTTGGGTAGCTGAAACTAAAGCTTCATTACCTAAAATATCAGCTGACTGGCCTAACTCATTAGTTAATGAAGCATAAGTTTTAACTAATTTATCTCCTGTAATAAAAGCGTCTCCTGTAGCTATAGCTACTCCTTGCATTTCAGCATTTAAAGCTGTAGCCTCACCATAAGAAAAACCAGTTTGTTTTCTTATATCAGCTATATTTTGGCTAGTTTTTAAAGTAGCATCTAATATAAAACTAAAAACAGATTCAAAGCTAAAGGCGGTATCTATAAAACTTTTACCTATGGACTTTAATCCTTCAGATAGTATTTTAACTCTACTATTTGTAGGTACAAAAACACCATCTACCATTTTACCCTCATTAGCTAATTCTTTCATTTTAGATACAGCTTCATCTATACCTAATTGATTAGCTAAACCACCTAGTCCTATTTTATTTAAAGTTTCACCTAAACCTTTAACTAAATTTCCACTCAGCCCAAATTGCTTATTTACAGTTTTTAATTTTTGTTCTTGTTGATCTATAACTTTTAATAAAGCCTGATATCCTGAGTTTTCTTCATCTAATAAATTGTTAGTTTCTTCTAAGGCTAGATTATTTTCATTAAGTTTTTTATTTAATTCAATTTGAGATTTTCTAGCCTCATTTCTTTCTTCAACACTTTTTGTTAAATCTTTAGCTATATTTCTATTAAGTTCAATTTGCTGTTCAATCTCACTTTTTTTAAATTCTAAAAGATTTCTTCCAATTTCTAAACTAAGTTTTTCTCTTTGAACTTTTTCTTTAATTTGGGATAAATTTTTCTCATTTAACTCAGTATACCCACTTTGAATACTTTGTAAATCACTAGCTATGCTACCTAAATTTTTAACAGAGGTTGCGACTTGCCCTACAACTGTGTTAGATTTATTTATAGAATCTAATATAGAGTTAAAACTAGCTCTAGCTCCACTTAAATCACTACTAAATTCTTTCCATTCTCTTCTTAAATCATTAACCTCTCTAGTCATACTTTTGAGGTCATCACTAGTAGCTGAGGTAGATTTATTAGCTTCCTTTATAGCTTCACTGTATTTTTTAGCACCAGAGGTATCACCTAATCTTTGAGATAACTCAACTGCTTCTTTTAATAAAGCTACAAGTTTTTCAGTATTTTTTATTTGCTCAGGAGTAGCTGCCATAATATGTTATAAATATAAAAAAGCATCATTTTTGTGATGCTTCTTTATTATAATTTACTTTTGTTTTTTTAATGAATTCAGGTGCTTTAACTTGACCTTGGGGGTCTATAACTGTTGTTTTATTTCCTTTTTTAGCATCCTCATACATTTTATTTTCTTTCTCATAGAATTCATTAATTTTATGAAAAGTAAAATTTCTTAACCAAATGGGCATATTGTAAATAATGTTATAATCATAGCCGCCTTTACCATGAAACACTATCTCATGTATTTGTGTGAACAAATTTACCCTATACTCAGGCGTCAGGCCAAAAAAAGTTAACTCCAATAGGTATATTCAAATCAGATTTAAATCCATTAGGACCATCATGATCAAAAATTAATTTTACATCAGGCTGGGTTCTTCTAATATGTTCTCTAAATGCTCTAGAATCACGAGCTAAAAAATAGTTGTCTACAAAATTTCTAATAGTAGATTTTGATTGATCTCCATCAACTGATAGAATCATATATTTTAATCTTGTTGATAATTCTGGGGATGAATTTTTATTAAGTCTTTGAAGACCTTTTACTTCATCAGTAATTTTTCTTTCATCACCATGTGTTAAAAGTTTATATGTAATGTTAGTTCCTGAATGGGGTAAGGTAAAAGAGAATTCATTTTTACCCTTAACAAATTCTTTCTCATCTAATTCAGTAGTTTCAAGAGTTGATAAATCTATTGTTATCTCTTCTCCTTCATACATAAAAGTATAATCTTTACCATATCCTAAAATACGGGCTGCTATAAGAATAGCATTTTTATCACCTATAATAAGGTCATCAAAATTAATTTTTGTAACAATAAGAGATTTTAATAATTCATCTAATACTGTACCTTTTTGAATATAATTTTGATTAGTTAAAATATCTTCCTCTTTAGCGGTCATATATTTCATTTCTATTTTACCGTTTGATAGAGGACTATCTTCAGAATAAACTAAACCTTTAGAAGGTAAGTCAATTGTCTCTGTGGGAAATTTAAATTCACTCATTTTTAATAACTTTATTTTATTATAAATATATAATAATAAAAAAAGAGCGCGATAAGAGCGCTCTTTTCTTAAGATATATTTTGTTTATTAGAAATTTAATACACAATAATCCATACCAACTGTTAAAGATATATTTTGAGCTTCAGCTTCAGTATCCCAGTTAAATTCACCAAAATTAGCTGTTTTAATGAAAGCTCCTTTAATAACCCACTCACTAATAATATCTCCAACCGGACCTAAAACATTGATAGTTAAATCTTTTTTATAAAAATCAGAATAACCATCTCTACCTGTTACAGATTCATGATGTAATCTAACCCACTCCATCACAGACTGAGCTCCTGAAGGAGTAATTGGGTCATATAATGTCATGCTAAGATCAGACCAGTTAGCCTTTCCTTTTATTTTACGGTAGACATTAATATGATTTAATTTAATTTCTCCCATTTCTACAGTTACAGCTCCTACTCCTTTTATTAGATAAGAAGGTATGCCATCAACATACAGGATAAACCTATTTTTAACTTTAGGTTCAAAAGCTGTAAAAAATATTTCGTTTGGATCTAATACTGCCATTTTTGTATTTTATTATAAATATTATAAATTCAAATTTTTATTAATTAAGATGGAAACTCAGCTCCTGTTGGAAGAACATTGAAATCAAGTACTATAAACTCAGCTGTTCTTGTTGGTTGTAGGAATATTTGACCTACTAATTGATTTCTATCTATAACATCAGGTGTGTTGTTACTATCATCCATAATTACTCTAAAGGCGTAAAGACCTTGTCTTTGTTGAATACTTTCAAGATATGGATTAACTTGAGATAAGAAGGCATTTCTTGTAGCTGTAGTGTTTTGTTCAAAGACTAAATTTTGAGCTAACTGCCCTATATAATTTTTTAACTCAATTAATAATCTTCTAACATTGACCCGATCAAGAGCACTTGCTTTCTTTTGTAATGTTTTTTGTCCAAAAACTACAACACCACTATTAGGGAAAGTAGCTATAGGATTAACATTACTAGAATATAAAGTGTCTCTATCTGATTTAGTTAAGGTTCTTTCAGTTCTGATTACTGTTGGTAAACTTCCTCTATTTAAACCAGCAGGGGCAAACCAAGCCTCAGCATTTCTGTCATTAAAAGCATAAACAGCTGGGATTAATGTTGAAGCAGGGACCCATACCAATTGTCCAGTATCAGGGTCAGCCACCTGGCACCAAGGCCAATATGTAGCGGTATAACTATTGTTATAGGTTTGGGCTTCAGATGTTACATTAGCAACTGTAGCTCCATAAGTTTCCATATCTATAACTGTTAAGAAATCACCTCTTTCAATAGCCATAGTTAGGGCTTTATTGATAGTTGTAGCTGATGTGCCCCCAAGATCACTAATCACCCCAGGCATTACTAAGGTATTAAACTGATATTCATCCTTATTTGATAATATATCTAAGGAAGCAGTATATACATAAGCATCTAATCCTTGAATATTAGTAGTAGCTGCTATTGTTTCATAAAATCTAGCCCCAGCTCCAAATAATTCTCCAGTAGCATTTTCAAAAGAACCACTGCCTGTAGAAGGTAGTGAACCTGTAAATTGAGTTTTAGGATTACCACTATTATCAAAATAATTAGGTGTAGCATTCTTTACAGAAGATATATAAATGTATCTACTTTGATTTGGATAAGATCCAGAATATTGAAGATAAACATTACCAGCACTATCTGTAACTTTAGTTTTAACTTGATCTCCAATAACTTTAGATATATAATTAGGAGCGTAAGGATCTAGTGATAAATTAGCCCAAGTTTCTAAAACTACTTTTTCGTCAGTTATATCATCTCCTCTTCTAATTAAAAGAGTAAAAGTTCCTATATTAGAATCAGCTTGAGAAATTTCCCATCTTAAGTTATCTGAGGAACCACTAGCTAGGGCTCCATCACTATCTTGTGGTGAAATACTATTTTGATTAGATCCTTTAGCAATTGTTTTTAGAACAAAAGCGGGTTGTGAACTTGGTTGATCACTTGAGCTTATAGCTGTGCTTGTAGCAGAGGTAAAAGCTCCACTAACAACACGAGTAACTAATAAACTATCTCCACCATTATTAAAATAATTATAAGCTGCTATAGACGTAAAATAAGTGTAAGTATTACTAGCACTAGTAAATACACTACCAAATTTATTTGTAAAATCACTATAAGAAGTGACAACTGTAGGTTCTTCAACAGGACCTTTAACTGTTGGACCTATAATAGCCGCCCCAGCTTGAACTGGTTGTTGTTGAATAAAAGACTGGTCATTTTCTTTAGTAAATACACCAGGTGATAATAATACTTCTGCCATGTTGTTTCAATTATTGGTTTATAATAAATATCAAAAAAAGACTTAAGAAATTAGTTAGATTTAGTAAATAAACCTGAAGTTAGATCAATACTTCCATCACCATATTTTTGAGTTAGTTGTAATCCTAATTCATTTTCTTGGTTTTGAAACTCTTTAAATTGTTTTATTAATTCTTCTTTTTGGTCATTTAAGATTTGGATTTGATACTCAACCTGACCAAAGTTATTAATTAATTGGGTTTGAAAATTTTGAAGATTTTTAAGTTGATCTATTTCTTCTTGCAATAACTGAATTTGTTCCATATTAATAAATATGTAAAACTTCTTTGAGAGATTTTATTATCTGCTCAGGTTTTATAGACTTAGAACATTCAAAATGACGTTCTGTATTTTTATGATGAGGGCACCAATCCCAATCCCCAGCATCTAACTTATGAGTATTAAAACAACCTCCACAAACATTAGATGAAGCTGATAAGCGAATACAATTTTGCATTTCTGTGTATGGATCACTAAATCCTGAGATTAATATTGTGGGTTTGTTTAAGGCCCAACTTATCCAGGTTAATCCACTACCCAAACCTATTAGTAGTTCAGAATTGTTGATAATATTAAAAACTTCTTGGAAACTATTATTTCCTGTTTTATCTATTATTCCTGTTAAAGTTCCTCCTAATTTAGAATCATGCCAAGTATCTCCTAAAGATTCTCTAGATAACATAACTACTTTATATCCTTGACTATTTAACCAATCTATAACAGCCTGCCAACCCCCAGGGTAATTCCAATAAGCTGCATGTTTAGAACCATGTGGTGCTATAACAACATAAGGTTCAGTTATAAAAGGTTCTAAAATTTTTATATCTAAATTAGGTTTAATTTCTTTATAAGGTAAACCTAAAATATCAGAAGCTGTTTTTTGAAGAGGATATGATTTAACATCTTTGGGATGTTTAGTTAAATCAATATCACCCTCTTCAGTATAAAACCAACCTATATCATACATAGCATATATATCATAAACCATCTCCCCAGGATTAATAAATTGAATCTCAGGATATTTTTCTATAAACCAATCATTATAAAAAGTTGAACATATTATTTCACAATTATGTTCTTTTCTAAATTCTTCTATATAAGGAAACCAAGCTATAGTATCACCTAAAGCTTTACTACTTAAATGAATATATATTTTTTTATTCTCACAATTAAATATATGTTCAAATTTTAATTCATTATTTTCCCATACTTCTATTCTCCATTGAATGTAATATTGAATAGAAGGTTTAGACCACATCCCAGACTTTAAAAAAGTTTCATAAACTAACTCATTAGTTTTATGATTAAAAAATTTAACTTGATAAGTACTAGAAGAAGGGCCATCAATATCTAATTGAGCCCCCATTATAAAGTTTACATTAAAAAAAATTTTTTCTAAATACTTAGCTGTTTTTTCTAAATTATTATAGATCATTTTAAATGGGATATTAAAAGTTGTTTAGTTTTTTCAAGGTTATTGTCTATATAAGTAACTAAAAAATTATTATCATAATAATCTAAATAAGTATTTAATTTTCTCATAAAAATAGGCAGTTTATAAGATAAAGCTTCTTTAATAACTAAAGGATTTAATTCTAATTTAGAACTAAAAAAGAATAAATCAGCAGCTTGGATAAATTTATAAACATCATCTCTTTCTCCCCATATAATACAATTATCAGGTTTATTTTCCATTAAAGGACCCCAATAATCATAAAAATTCTCAGCCTGATTACCTATAAAATGAAAATAAAATGGATATTCTTCTAATTCTTTAGCTAATTGGAATAGTTCACCTTGATTTTTTCCTTGAGTAAAAAGCCCAACATTAATTATATGTTTATAATTAGGGTTTAAACCTAATTCTTTTTGGTATTTTTCTTTTTCTGGGGTTAAATTATCAATAGGATATTCCCATACCTCACATGGGGTTGTTAACTTAGAAAATCTTTCTTTACTCCATTCAGATACCAAAACAAACTTATCAGGTATAAATTGTAACTTAGAAGGGTTAGTATAACTAGAGTGAGTAGTAACTATAAAATATGGTCTATTATTTAGATTAAATAATTTTTTTAGAATACTTTCATGTATAAAATTGTCTGGGACTTCTTGAAAATGGATAATATCAGGTTTTATCTGCTGAATAATATCAAGCACTTCAGGTTTATTATTAGTACCTTTCCCTAAAGAAAAAAAGTTTTCAGGGGGTATTAAATTTTTAATTTGTTCTCTTTGAACTATATAAGTATCAGAATATAACTCATATTCTATAATAGATATATCAAAAAAAGCTTTAAATTCTTTTATTTGTCTTAAAACATATTGAGGCATTCCTCCTGTTGATAAATGAGGAGTTATATACATTAATTTTTGTTTAGTCATAGGTAATTTTTTTACAACATTGATAACATCTTCTATTTTTGAATGACATTCAAATGTAGGTTTATTTTCTAAACAATTGTCTAAGGGTGGAATACCTTGTATAGAATTATGTTCTTTTATGTTATATCTAAGATTGGAAGCACAGTATAGATCACAAGATCCTTTAATATAATTATATTTATAGTTTTGAGATCCTTTTCTATAAGGAGCCCTTAATTTAGGATTAATAGAAGATCCTAATTGGATTATATGAATATCAGTTGTTCCTGCTAAGTGAAGTATACCTGAATCCATAGTTATAATACATCTTGCTTTTTTAAAAAGTCCTCTTAGCTTAGAAAAGCTACTCTCAGGATGATTCATTAAATTTAAACCATATGGAATATCAATTTCCATAACTTTTTTATTATAGGCTTCTCCATACCCATGTTCAACTGTATTTTTACCTATAGCTATAACAGGAATATTAAGTTGATTTAGTTTATAAATTAAATTTTGCCAATTCTCAGGGGACCAAGTTCAGAAGACCAAGTATGGGTAGGATGTATTATAATATAATCTTTAAAATCTACTTCCCAATCTTCTTCAATATAAAGATCAGTTTCCATTTCTTTAGGTAGTAAAGAAAAACCTAAAGAAAGAGCATGATATTGTCTAATATCAATATGGGAATGTTTGAATTGAATAACATTTCCTTCTAAACTATGTTCTTTTCCAGCTATATGGGAAAAAGTATTTAATATCTCATATCCTTCTTTAGGGTCATTTATATGTAAGGTTTTACTTACACAAGGATGATTCTCAAAAAGTTCAGGATATAAACTAAAAACAGTTATAGGTGTGTTATAAGCTTGAGATATTTTTCTAATAGTAGGTATAGAAGATATAACATCACCTAGCCCCTCACAATTAATTGATAAAGCTATAGACATAACATTTTTAATATAATTAAATTATTTTATATAACCAAATTTTTTTAAAATTCTTCAAAATTAGGGTGGATAAAGTAAATACCTGGGGGTACTATAACCGGACCATTAACAGTTTCCCAAGTCATAGTTTCCGTTAATTCTAAGGGTTCATAACTAGCATAAATATAATCACCTTTTTTTATACATTGATCTAGTTTAGTTTGTTGAAAACACATTGACATATGAGGAACAGCAGGATCAAACCAATTTTCTAATAATTCTTCTTCAGTATTTATTTTAACAAAGTGTATCATGATGTTGGGGTTAAGTTTATAAATAATATCGGGTCTAAAATATTATTCCAACCTGGGCTAAAGGCAGCAGCACTGCAACTTACATTAATACTTGCACTTACAAAAGCAGTCCAAGTAGATGTAGCAGTATTTATATAATCAGTCCAAGTAGTATTAGGCATATAACCTGTATAGGAAGCTGCTGTTCCTATAAAGAATGGTCTATTACTTTTAACACCTATAACCCCATAAGATGTACCACCTAAATGATAAGAGTAAAAATTTTGCCATCCTGAAGTAAATTCACCTGAAGTATTTAATCTGGTCCAAGTGGTAATAGCTGTAAATGAATCACCATCTCCTCTAGTGTTAGACTCATTCCCAGTATGATAATGTCGAGTACTAGTATCTATAGCTTTACTAAAATCTGTAAAAGCAAATACTCTAGTAAAGATACCACTACCAGATACTAAACCAAAAGTGGATCTATCTGTTGTATTACCATTTCCTAAAGTATAATCTCCATTCTCACCTGTGCCATAAATATTCCCACCAGAAATAACTAAAGAATAATCTTCTCCACAACTTATATCAGTAAATATGCTTCCTGTAAATCCCACAGGTTGAGTAAAGGTTAAGGTATTACCTACAGTTGTATTTTGACCTGTTCTACCAGAAGAATTAGAACCTGCAGAAAATATAGAACCTGAACCTCCTGAACCACTCATAGCTATTGAAAAACCATTCCCAGCTGACACTTTAGTCCAAAATGTATTACCATTTATAACACCAAAATTAGAAAGATTACTAGTAGTATTTCCTCTCCCAAATTGTCCATTACCATTAGTTCCTATACCAAATAATTTACCATCACAAATTCCAATAGCAAATTGAAGACCAGCTGCTATATCTGTCCAATTTGAACCTGTTGTTACCTTAGCTAAAGTATCACTTTTACCAGTGCCAGTATATATAGAAGAGTTAGCCCCTCCCATAGCATATAATTCTCCACTAGAAGATAAGAAAAAAGTTGCTTGATCATTACTTACTATTTTAGTCCAATTACTAGTACCTAAAGAAGCACTATCCATTCTCCCAGGTCTACTATAAAAATAATTTGAACCTGTAGCTGGGACTATACCACTTCTAATAGCTAAATCAGGTCTTAAATCACCTGAATTAACAACTAATCCTCCTGAAGGATAAATTGTTGGACCCGGGGAGGGGGTAACTCCTATTTGCCCTAAGCCTGTTATTAATGAGGCATCTACTCCGTTTATATATGAAGGCATAACTTTATGTTTTTTATAGTACTATCCAAGTTGGGGATGGGTTAAAATAAACTAAATTATCACTGGGTGCTATTACATATCCTATAACTCTTGCTATTTGACCTGAGGAAGAGGGTACAGTGGCTGTTACTCCCCCTGCTACAGTAGGGCTTAAATAAACTGGTCTTCCTATAGTCGCACTTGAAAGGGAAGAAGATACTTTAACAACTCCTGTTAGTATTACTGAAGCCGAGCTAGGGGTTGAGTTAATCACTCCTAAAACACCAATACTACTTCCAGTAGCGTTAGCTTGAGTATCGGCCCATTGAGTGGCGGTATTTAAATAAACTACTCTACCTGCAGTTAGAGCAGGACCTCCGGTTTTGCCCCAATTATATGCTATTCTACTTCCTATACCATAATCTCCAGTCACTGGGGAAAGCCCGTCTAAATTATGGACATTAATTAAAGTAGCATCTAATTCGGCTTGAGCAGATAATTTAGAACCAACAGTTACTGTATCATAAAATATTGAACTAGCATTAACTTCTATACTGTTAAAATATGATATATTATCAGATAAAGTTATAGTACCAAATCCTTCATCTATTATAATATTACCACTAACAAAAAGTGAGGATTGATCATAAGTTAATCTAGATTCACCATTTAATGTATTAGCAGTACCTGTAGCAGTAATTAGGTAATTATCAACATTATTATTAATTGTAACTCCGCCTCCTCCGGTTAATAAGTTTGTACCTGCACCTCCAGTACATGCTGTCAAATCAATATATGCTCCTCTTGCTGCCCCACCTTGTTCAAAAAATCGAATTTTATTTTGGTAAGAATCAATTGTAATACCACTACCAGTAAGAGATGTATTAGTAACTGGTTTATTTAATAGTATTTCTCCACCTTCATCCCCAGATTGATAGAGTATACTTAATTTAGTACCATCAAATGTTAGGAGTGATTCAGCATTTAATGTTCCATTACCATTAGCTGTTGTAATTCTAGTATCACTATCATTTGATATAGCTGGGGATATGTTTGAAGCAGTAGAAGCAAATGAAGCACTTGCAGCATTGGTAGCCCAACTAGATGTGCCAAATAAAGAACCTGTAAATGATGTAGCGTTTAAACTACCAGTTAAACCATATGAACCAGTTAGTTGAT